AGCTGAAAACCAGTAGCTTGGCCAGCTATGCCCACATAAGGAGAATTCCAAATGTGGATATCAAACGGAACACCAGCCGCTATCTGACCTGCAGTAGCGGTTATTGTTGCCGATTGCTTAAAGACCTGAACACACGACGGAGACGTTGTGAGATCAGGCCAACCTTGCGGATCAATCTCGGTGTCGTGAAACGGATCGAGACAGGCTTTGAGAGTGTCAAGAGATGTTGGGCGGCCGCCGACTCTTTGAAGAATCGACGCCGCTACAGCGTCATTACGCGCACCTCTTTGCATCACAATCTTTTTTAAAGCGCAGATCCTTTACGCTTCTGGAAAGGTCTCCATAAAATACTCATAGATTGTGTGGTCATAATTACTCTCAAAACCACAATAAAGTTTTGCCAGCTCATCATCTGACATAAATATGTTTAGGATATCTGAATATGGAATAAGAGTGCCGTTCTTCAATCTGACAGAACCAGTCAACTCACGCTCATTATTCTTCCAAACCCAAGAAATATAATCCCAAATCATATGACGAGCCTGAATGTTAGGCCAAGACTCCATACGCAATGCAAAAGCGCGGAGTAATGACCAACGAACATCAGGATTATCACTTGCCATTTTTAACGAGTCCATTGTCTTTTCGAACTCAGGAACTGGTAAATACCGTTGATACTCGGGGAACCATTTAGTGGTATGACTTAAAAAATCAAGATCCATTACATCACGAGGTGCCCAGGTATCACACTTGGTTGTTACACCAATAGATGTCCAAACTTTAGCAACAGCTTCACCTGTAAACCAAGTTATCCAAGACTCTGAAACGGTATATGAATTATCATCGCCACACATCGCTGCCTCCGTGTGACGCATTAGATTAGTATAATTCATTCGACGATCCTCGATGACATCAATTTCGTGTTCAATTGAGTCAACGATGTCAGAGTTTACATAAGCGCCAACCGCATCAAGCGATTCCAGATGCTCAAAAAGCTCTTCATGACGTAATTCATCGGATGAAAACAATAGATCATGGATTTCAATCGCAGCATAACAAAACTTACGAAATAATCCAATTGTATTATCTACAATTGTGCAATTTTGACCACTGGGATTTCCAGTGTCCTTAACGATTACATCACCTTCAGGTGTAACCATTATGGAATATATAATGTCAAAATACAAATGCACTAATCTATTCCAGTTCTCAACTGTCTGGTGAGAATGGTGAAGACATTTAAACCGGAACTTACACTGTTCCCAGAGCTCTCTCCTAAAGAAAGAAGCATCATAATCTG